TCTTTCATAAAAGTTCCTTTACCTAACCCAGTAACTGATTGGTCATGAGACCTCCATCTCTTAGTTCTTTGGTCATATACTACACCACCAACTGGAGTCCCAAGATGTTTAGCCATAGAAGCATAATATGGTAACCCATAAGTAGTTTGAGCATTTAATAACCCTTGTAATCTCATATAATTCTGTAAATCAAGGGTAGCTCCTTGCCAACCACCCCTGATTAACCTGAACATATTAGTGAATCCAATCTGGGTATCACTCCTTAATAACCTCCATTTGGTAATTAGTTGAAGTACCTTGGTTCCAACTAATCCAATAAATGTGGATAATACAAATACTTGGGAAGCAAAAGCCCCAACTGGGGTGGTTACAAATTCCCTTACTGCTTCTATAATTTGGGATATGGTATTTAATATTGGCATTAACGCTGGACCAATTTGTTCTGTAAATGCCACCTTTAAATTCTCCCATGCAGATGATACCTTATCTATAGAACCAGCTAGAGTATTCATTCTTTTATCAACAATAGATTTTGCAAATCCTGCTGAATTATTCTGGATTTGGTCTAATAGATTCCTATATCCTTCTAGGTCATTCATAATAGCATTTGCTGCTCTTTGACCTCTGACACCAAATATAGCACCAATAGCTTTACCTCTATCAATTGATGGTAAATTTTCAACCCCTTTGCTTATTTTTTCCATGATGTCACCAAAGTCTATAAGGTCTCCTTGGGCATCCACAAAATCCTGTTGAGATAATCCCATTCTTTGTAAGAATGAATAGGCATCGGTTTTTGGGTTAAAGGCTTTTATAAGGTATCTTGCCATGTTACCTAATGAAGTACCAGCCATTGAACCTTGTATACCAGCATTACCAAGAGTACCAATCATTGCAGCTACTTCTGGAAGTTCCTTCTTTAACATAACCATATCAGCTGCAGAATATTTAATGGATTCTGCTAAATCTGTCATGGATATATTTGCAGAAAGTGTTGCTTTGGTTAACTGGTCTCCAACTAATTCTGAAGCACCATCACCTACAATTTTAAAGGTCTTCATAACATTGGTAATTAAGTCTGCAGCTCCACCTTTACCACCAAGTCCCATACCAGTAGCATTGGCTACATAAGCTGCACCCTTAATCATATCATTAACCTGTTCAACTGTATTACCAGTCATTGCTAGATATTTCATACCAGAAGCAATATCTCGGGAACCAAACATGGTTTCAAGACCCAAGGATTGAGCAGTTTCCGATAGCATTTGTAATTGCTCCCTGGTAGAACCAGTAATAGCTGATACAGTGGTCATGGTATCAATAAATTCAGCACCTTGTAATACTGTATTAGTTATTCCAGTAGCAACATTTAAAAAACCATTATATACATTACCAAGAATACTATCTGCAGTTTGAAGATTTGCTGTTACTGCTTCCTTAGCTTCATTATGAAGTCTTCTAATTGCAGCAGAAGCATCTTTAGCTTGATTGGAGAATCTATCTTGAAGTACTAGAGCAATACCTATTTCCAAGGAATTACCTCTTAGACTTCCACTGGTGACATAAGCCATGATATTGGGGGTTATTTTTTATTTAGAGAACCAAAATAATCAGACGCCAATTTTAATAATTTTAATCGACGTCTGATTGGTAAATATAATAATTCAGTAAAACTGATTCTTATTTTTGCTTGATGTAGGTAAAAGAAATCTCTCTCTAAATCTCCCCCGGATAGAAAAAATCCTTGATAGCCATGATATTAATATCAGCTGACATACCATTATGAGGATTCATTAGAGTACAAATCCCTGAGAATTCAGGGTCTATAGCTTTTACATTAGTTCTTATCTCTCTCATATCCTTCATTGAGAATAAATGGAAAGAAGATACTTTTTCCCATTTTCCATCTACTAATAGGCACAAATTCCTTGCTACTAGAGCTTTATTTTGGGTTCTTTGTTCTAATGGTAAATTAACTAAATAAGATTCACTAGCTCCGGTTAATAAATCAAATTTAACCTCTTTACCAGATGATAATGAAAAAGCTATATCTTTAGTTTTATCTTTTAAAGGATATGGTTTTATAGCATTTGGTTTACTAGCCAAAGTATCATCATCAATTTCCTTTGAATAATCAAATAGGTATTCATCCAATGGTTGGCAATAAGTACTTTTTCCACCCCCATCAGGACCCCAATCATATTCAAACTCTAAGTCTTCCCCATTAGATAAAATCCTGGATTTTATTAGGATTGCATATCTATCTAATGAGGGCATCATATGAGCTTGTTCTACTGTTAATTTTCTATTAGTTGTAGAGTTGGTATCAATTACTATACCAGCTATAAATCTTGAAATATTTATTAATGTTGAAGCTTCTGATGGGTTTGATAAAATATCATCATCTGCTCCATTTTGTTCCCTAATGGTATATTCATATCCAGAGGGTGCTGTAAATGTTACATTGTAACCTGTTAATTCTTCTTTTTCCATGTTGTGTTGAGTTTAAATGGTTATAAAAAAAACAAAGGGAGAACCCAATAATATATGAGCCCTCCCTTTTTTCATAAAAGCAATATTATAATTTATCACAAGTACCTACTGAGAACTCTATTTCTTCAATTGAATTATCAGAACTCATACGGTCTAATTCTTGCCCATTTACTCTAGTGGGCCATACTTCAGTTAATACCCATTTATTTAGAACTGATACTCCATCTTCTGCTAATTCTTTTACAATTACGGTTTGCCAATATTGGCTAGGAGTTAAACCACCACCATTAATCATATCCTGAACTGAGAATAACCAATCCCAGAACCAGGTATCAGAACCAGAAGTAGTTTCAAGTTTCTGAGCAGTCATGGTACCTACTGAAACTCTACCACCAGTTTTAACTGAACGGTTTACATCCCCATGCTCTACTTCTTCTATTGTAATCTCAGGTAAAGTTACATTCTGAAAAAGATAAGCATTTATTGGATGTGAAGGAAATTCTATGGACCATAAAAATTTCTTTCTTGGATTTTTTACTTGAGCTGGCATAATCTTATATCTTTAATAAATTTACTCTGCTGATATGTTTACATCTTTTGATACAGAATCAATTACAATATCCATGGTTACTTCTTGCAAGGGAACAATCTCTTTATATTTCAATATAATATGATATTTTCCCTGTCTTACATCAGCTTCATTATTTACTACCAAATCATCATATGATTGAGCATCTTGGTCACCCATCCAGGTATATTCGGTAATAGCAGTACCAATTAAGTCATCAAGAATTTTCTTGGCTTCATAATAGATACTTTGCCAAGTAGACCAAGTATTGGGTTCTTCCAAATAACTTTCAAGAATAGGTCTTAGATTCTTTTTTAGATAAAGATTCAATCTTACAATTGAAAGGAATTTTTCTGAATCTGATTTGGGATTAGAAGTAAACCCATGCCAAAGCATAGTTCTTTTTCCTTGGGTTCTAGTATCTTTTATTACAAAAAGATTGCAATACCATTCTGCTAATTTTTGGAGTTCTTCTATTTTACTAGGTCCACCCAAATTTTCAGTTACGGGACCCAATGCAGAAGCAATTACCCCCCTATTCATACCAGAGAATGAATACCAAGGACCATATTGAGAAGCAGAAGCATCACCCAAACCAATTACTGAACCAAGAAGGTCACAACTTTGTAAAGCCCCATTTGCATCATAATATTTAATACCACCAGCAAAATATGCAATATTTTTAGCATACCCAATCTGTGGTACTAGAGTTTCTAATTGATTTATGATACCATCAGGGGTTTGTACTTTTCCTTCTGAATCATATTTGGGAACCTCTACATATAATACAGTTTCAAAATTTGCAACTACATCTTTTGCAATTTCTACATAGGCAGATTTCCAACCATTGGGGTCTGGGTCTACTCCAGGTCCGGAGGATTTAGCTTTTACCATATCATTTTGATGAATATGGGAAGCTATTAATTGGTAGCCATCTGAATAACCCTTTAAAGCTTCATAAGCTTCAACCCAAGTAGCAGCACTTGATTTACCACCATTATCACCTTCATTTATAATTACAAGAGGAGATGAAGCAGTACTTATTGCTGTATTATCAAATAATACTGAACCTTGCCAATTAGAATAACTAGCAAGAGTAGAAACTACTCCATTAATACCTTGAGCTTTAAGTTTATTATTAAACTCATCATCAAATGATGCTGTTGATTCATCTGAAGCTAAAACCAATTCTATATTGGGTGTATTGTTAATAAAATCCTGTAAAACCTGAGATTCTACAAATACACTCGAAGAACCAGCTTTTGAACCAGAGAAGAATTGATTAGTGGATATAATATCTTCTGCAGCTATTTGCATTTGATAATCATGTTCACCATCTGGGTCATTATCAATGGTTGTATAAGCTTTAAACTGCTGGAAATAAATTTTTGTAGTAGGTCCTTCTTGGGCATAAAATCTACCATAAAAATTTCTATTTAATCCATAACCAGTATCATCAAGAATTGGGCTACCCGCTTCTTTAGTATTGATATTTAATATCATTGATATAGTATCATCACTATTTGGGTCTTCCAATTTGATTGTTATTTTGGTTTGTGAACCTGTTGAACCTTCACCTGTTGTAGAACTGAAGGTATAGGTTTTAGCTTGTCCTTTTGCTACAGTAGTTTCTGCACCAGCTACTCTTGATACCCTAATCTTTGAACCTATTTCAAAGGCTTTCATAATATTAGAAATAGAACCATCAGGAACTATTTCTTCCCCATACACCCTTTGGAATTGGGTATAGGTTGAAAAAACCTCATCTGGTTGATTAAAAGGACCCTTAGTAGTACGAGCCATTACATGGGATACCCCTAATAACGGTACAGATTGCTGTACATTGTTGTTTTGAAAGTTGAATTCAACTCTAGGTGTATTAGGCATACTTTTTATATTTTGGGATTAATAATTTGTTTATTTTGAAACTTCTATTAGGTTATATCCATAATTTTCTAATAAAAGTGTTATATCTGTAATAGGTACAAGGTCTGCTTTTTCTGTAATTTCATTTATTACACAATCCTGAATAATGAATTGGTAAACTTTCTCTAATAACCCAAAATCTAAATTAGGAATATCAAAGAAGTTTACCAATTCCAGAAATATATTACCAGAAAATAAAAATTCATCTACATTATAGGGTTTTAAATAACCCCTTTGTGGGATACTATAAAACATTACCTGATGTAATAATCTTAGGTCTTCTTGATTATTAGCTATTAGATGTATATCTATAAATTGGTCTATGGTTTCGTATGGTTCTTCCGTTGCTGTAAATCCTATTCCTTCCTCTTTTTGTATAAGTAACTTAGGTAAACCAATTCCACCAGGATAGAAACCCCTTGCATTAACTACTATCCTTGGAGTAAGTTTCTTATCCTTGGATTGATTATTCCCAGTACCAAATACCCAAATATATTTATTTAATTTATCCATGTCTTCTTTAAACCTCTTTTGGTTTTCAATACTTATGGGTAAATAATTATTTGGGTCTAGTGAATATCCAAGTTTTATAGAAGCATTAAGCAAGGCTTGATATATTGACCTTTCTATGATTTCTTGTGAATTTATCATATTTATTACCTCCATCTAACTTGGTTGGCTCTTATACCAAAACCATATAATTGTTTTCTGATATTTTTTATAATCATTGACCTTAGTCTATCTTTTCCACCAACTGCATTTATTGCAGGATTCCATAATGGTCTTGGTGGTATAGTTCCTGATGATTTACCTCCACCTCTTCCACCAGTTCCATATTCAAGAATTCTTGCTAATTCTCCAAGAGTTATACCACCTGATGATGACCTTCCTTTTGACCTTGGTAATCCAACAAGTGTTCTATCCTTGTATTTGAATAATCCTATTGCCCTATAATAAGTACCAGTAAGGTAATAAATTGGGTGTTCCCCATATTTCTTTGTAGTGATAGGACTATGAGGTTCCCAATTTATACCTGTACCTTTTGGTGGAGTTCCAGTAGCTATGGAAAATAATACAATCTTTAATAAATCCTTTGAAAATTTATTTACTGCTGTATCATACCCTTTTTTAATACTGGGTCCAAGATTATCAACTAATTCTATGGCTTTATGCCAATCACCATATAACTTTATTTCTATTGGAAGGTTACCAATTGAAGGTATTGATAAATGTGGTATTTTTTTAGCCATAGAAGAGTTTTACTTTTAATGTTTATATAGAAACCTAGCAACTAAATACCCAGCTACTAGAGAACAGGTTGACCATAATATAAGTAATAATGATTCCCATATTGGAAGATACTTCCAAAGGAATGCAACTACTATAAACATGGCTATTAAATAGATAATTAACCAAAAGTATGGTGATTTAATCCACTTTTTCATAAGTTAATATATTTTGATTATAAACTCTCCATTACTTCTTTGTTAGGATTACATAGTAATACAGTACCAATAATGATTAAATCAAAACCACTCATACCATTACCATTTTCACTTTTTACTAGACTTACTTGATATCTTACCCAACAATTATTTAAACTTGAAACCATCATTTCTATTTCGGTAAGATTACCATATATACCACTTATTTTATTGGGAGTACTCCATTCAACTATACCACCCACTCCATTACTTCTTGGAATATATATTACTGAATCCTGGAGCGAGCCTAGGTTCGCTCCCCAATTAGTGATATTAAGTATTATGGTTTTAATTGATGAATTATTTATAAAACTTACATTATTACCAGTTAATGTAACACTAGCAATGGTATTACTAATTAGGTAATAACTTGATAAAGCTTTATAATTATTGGATAATGAAAATATTGATGAATAGTTATTTGATGCTTGATTTAAAGCAGATTCTGCATCACTCATAGCTTCAACTGCTTTATTATTAGCATTATTAGCTAATTCATAAGCTGCAAGAGCATCATTTTTATTCTGTGTAATTCTTTTATCTAATTCAGTATACCAATTAGTTTCACTACCAAGATTAGCAATATCCATTAGAGTTACACAATTGGCTGCTGATACCTGGATTCTTTCAGTACCAACTGGGGTTACTTGGTTAAATGTTGATATGTCTTTAAATTCTGGCATAATATTTTATTTTTTATGGTTAATATTTATAGGAAGCTTTATTATCATCATATATACTCACATTACTATCAAATGTGGCTACTATACTATTATCTGTTTGTTGTAATACTTGTAAATAAGCTATTGGTTGATTATTATCAACTTTTTCTGATATTCCTTTAAATCCAATAACTTTTACTCTTTGAATACCTTGGGTATTTTTATCTGAAGTAACCAAGACTTGGTCATTTTCCTGTATTTTAGAAAAATCAAGATAGAAATATTGGTTAGTACCATCTCCCCATGGTATTTCTGCAATAATATTGGAACTTGCTTTTGCTTTCTTTGACATAATCCTTATTAGGAAAAAATCCAGGTGGGTTTTGAATTCCACCTGGATTGTTGATTAATCTTTTTAAGAAACTGTGAATGTAGTATTGGTAGTAACTTGTACTTGTACTTCTGAACCATCTTGAGGTACATCGATAGAAGTAGGAGATACTTCCAAAGTCGGATCACCAGCAGTTTGATTAAGAGTAAGAGTAGCTGATACACTGGAACCACCAGCTCCTTCTACTGTAATCTGTTGGGTTCTTGCATCTACTGTCTCATTTTCAACAGCATTTAAAGTTAAAGTGAAGGTATACTGAGCAGTTGCTCCAGGGTCACCATCAATAGCAACACCATTTACAGTATTAGAACCATTTGCCTGATATTCAATTGAAGAAATATCTTCTGTGATTATATCACCTGCACCCTTTTTAAAGGTAAGTTTTTGAGAGTTTGATTTACCAGTAATAGTAACTACTCCACCAGCTTTATCAACTGCAGGTGAACTATTATCAAAACTTACAAACTCCTCTTTGGGTAATAGATTTGCAGTAAATTTCTTGGGTTCTGAAACTCCAGGAGCTGTTACTGTAAATTCTGCTGATTGTTTAACACGGTTACCACTATTGGGTGTTTGTGCTTTTACTTTTAAAGTAGTATCCCCACTACCTGTACTAGGATTTACTACTATACCTTTTTTGGTTACTTCTGCCATTTTTTTTATTTATTCCACAGAAAAAGTTGTATTTGTGTACACTTGATTAGTATCTTGAAAATTGTTTTGTTCAGATAAAAATACACTTAGTTTCTCAAGAGAAAGTCTTGGTTCTGAATCATCATTGGTCCAAACCACTAAACCATTAAAAACAGCTTTTCTTATTTCCCTTCCATTAAAAACAATTCTTTGGATTTTTCTGTTATTAAATGAGCTTATTGGTGTTGCCATAATCTAATTCCCTACCTGAACTACAAATTTATTGGTAGTGATAATATTACCACTATCTAAATACACTAAATCAAATTGGATTTCATAGAGACCATCATTATCAAACAAAAGGTTTATTGGGATACTCAATATAGAATTTGGTTCTATGGTAAACCCAGTTGAACCACTACTGATATAAGAAGTATTTGTTCCAACTTTATTAAAATCTGAATCCTGTATAATTAAGTTCCCAGATTCTTTGGAATTATTTCTTAATAATATCCTAACCCTTTTATAGGTATTATCTGTGGGGTTTTCTAGAATTAAATTTAATATTCCAGAGTTATTCTTAATAAATTTATTCTTTATCTCTGCATTACTAAATCTTGGGATTTTTTTTTTCTGCTGAAGAACGTAATACCACAGATGATACTGGTTCATATTCAAAATATAGAACATTATCTTCTTTTATAGGTGCACTATCAGTTACTACTATGGATTTTACCATATCAGAAGTAACTGAATTCTTTGGTATGGAACTTGATGATGATTGGTTCCCTCCTACTCCTATAATTAATTGTCCTGACATTTTTTTTACTTAATACCCATACTGTAAAGAATTTTCAGGGGCATCTTGGATTTCCGAAATTATTTCTGGGTTCCAACCAGGATATATCTTTGTGGTAATGAATTCCCCACTTCCTGCTGGTTTAACTGATAAGCTTATTGCTTCATCAGTTATATTTTTAATAAGGAAAACCTCCTTAGGTGAACCAAGCTTAAAGTTACCACTTGGTATATTACCTATTACACTTACCTGTAAACTTAGGGTAATAGATTTTCTACCTTGATTTTTCATTATTTGAATCTTTATTGGGGGTACCTTTATTTATGGGTATACCCAGAATTTTAATTAATATTCCTATCCCCATTATTGTTATATTTTTCTTGTAATTCTAAAGCTTCTTGTTCTGGAATTTCATCATAATAATCCAAATAATTATATTCATCTGGAATATATAATTCACCAGCTAAAACAATACCATTTCTGATATCCTTATTTACAAATAGGAATCCTTCTTTTGCTACTAAATGTTTCATACTATCTATTTATTACCCAATTTTTATTGATGGCTATTTTCAAATCTTCTTCTGTTAATTCTGAAGCATAGGGACTGCCAACTAAATTCATAGTTCTTGTTGGTTGTCCCGTAAAATCTGGTAATTGATTAAATATATCAACTATAGCTTCTCTACTTATAGCAGTATAACTTAAACTAAATACATTTGTATAAGAATTATTATAAACAAAAGGAGATTCTTTACTAAATTTAATACCTTTAATACTTGAATACGTTATTGAGATATTTAACAGTTTACAACCTGGTATATTTAAAATAAATTCTGGTAAATACAAATGAAATACTTGGCCCATTGTAGTACCTCTTTCAGAAAGACTACCAAAATCCTCTGGAATATATAATTCCTCTAAATTATGGCAATCATATAAAAAGTACCCAGCATCGTAAATATAAGGCATAGAAGGTGGAAGGATTAATTTCTTTAACCTATAACAACTATGGTTAACATCATATACTGAATCACCTAAATATGGTTCTCTTGGATATATTAATTCCTGCAACGCATAGGAATAATAACCAAAAGTTGGTAAAGACCCAGCAAATGGTTGCCCAGGGGTATTAGTTACCTTAAACCTGTATTTAGTTAAATCAATTTTATTATAATCACCAGCAATGGACCTCATTACTAGTGAAAATGGGATTAAGGAACCTTCAATTACTTCTATCTGCTTAAACCAAGTAAGACCAAATAAACCATCCGCCCAATAAATTATTTGATTTTCATTTATATGGTCCTCTGGAAAATATTCCAATTTAACCCCCTCATCAAAAATTATTCCTCTGAAATTATTATGTAGGGTACCTTCTATAAAGGGTAATTTATACAAATATGAACCTCTTATTTTAATCCCAAGAAGATTATAATTACTTTGATAAGTATGTAATATTCTTTGACCTACTCTAGTTGCATATCTTTTCTCAGTAAATATTTTATCTCCAACTGAAATAAAGGTTAAACTAGAATTTATTAGTGAGGTAAACTCATAAAATTCAGTTACTCTTGAATAAAAAGATAAATTGAAAATATTTGACTTCTTAGCTTCTTCGGTATTGGTAAATTTTAATACCCAAAATTTTCGTCCTAATGAATCAAGCCCAGTTTCTTTGTAATTATTCATTAGGATAATTTGGTAATTTTTATATGTTGTTGGGGTTATTCTTTCCCCATTAATACTAAATACTTGATAAGTAGAATTATAACTAAGGAGACATATTAGGGGTTCAATATTTTTATATTGAGTAACTATAACATTTATGTATTCATCTTCTACATTATATACATAATCTCTCCATGCTGGGTCTATTACTTTCTCTACCTCATTAGGTGCTGGGATAGTAGCAGGAACTAATACCTCCTCTTCTACAGAAATTGGATTATCAGGAACTAATACCTCCTCTTCTATAATCATATTCATGATACAATTTCTATATTGGTATATACTGTTTTATCACCATAATCCCAAACTCCATCATTAAAATCAGAATCTGGGGTATTGAATGCTCTGGTTACTTTTAATAACCCACATTTAAAAGTATTGGAGTTTACAATCACTATAATATGATTATCTTCAATCTTATGATTGACTCTGATATTACCATCATAACTAGCAACCAACTGATTATCCTTTGAATCTTTGTATGTAAATTTGAATTGGATATCTTTTGGGTCAATTAATACTCTTTTAGTTTCTCCACCCTCATTTTGATTTACATATAACCCTACCTTGATTTTAAAATCTGCCCAGTATGGTTGGGGTTGTATTTGGTTCTCCTCCATATCAAATTATTTCATAAACTTTTCTACCATTTGTATTCCTTATTATGGATTGTTTTCCAGAACTTATTATAGTAGTATCTGATACATAAGATTGTAAAATATCTTCATTCTCTTGTGGGTCTTCTCTATCTAATATGATAAAGAATAAAAGAGCTTCATCTGATGCTTGTGCAACTTGGGTATCTCCGGATGGTTTATATACTTTCCCATTTAATACAAACCTATCTTCGGACCAATTAAAATCCCAATACCCATATTTGTTTAATAAATTGTTTTCCCTTAAAAGGTTAGCAGAAATATATAAAACCAAATTACCATTATCTAGTTCACCAGAAATGGAATTTCTTCCAGATGATGCCCAGGTTTTAATAAAATTATATTGGAATAACCCCTCTAATTGATAAGGTACATATTTAACTCCAACATCTTCACCAAAAGCCAATGGTTGGTTTATTTTTCTTAACCATAGAAATGGTTGTTTACCAGCATCTATATCTATGAAGTTATTTATTATGGATTTATATTTATCCCAATCTTTTTGGGACATTCTGCTAATTTTTGGCATATTACCTTAATACTTCTAATGGGTCTGGACCATCCAATAATCTTGGTTTCCTTCTGTTTACCACTCTTGGTACTACAACCCTGGTTTGGTTTTCACAAATTGGTAGATATATATCTAACCTTCCTGCTAGCATACATAAATTTTGTTTCAGTATATCTATGAAACCCCCTGGTTGGGTTGCTTTAGTTATATTTGATATAAAATCTTTTTCAGATTCTGTATCATTAAAATATTCTACTTCTGTTGGTCCAGTTACAATCTTTTTTATTGAACCCCCAGATGCAGAGGATGTATCTGATGAGGAACCAGAACTTTGTGAAGAATATTCTTCGTTACATTCTGACCCTTGTGAATTGTCATTTATAATGGTTTGAGAAGTAGCATTAATTACATTTTGAATATTTAATAACATGTAATCATAGGCAGCCAATTCCATTATTAATTGATTTTCTAGAGCTTCATAATAAAGTTCATTATTAAAATCTTCTACTGGAATTTCATGATTTACTAGTGGCTGAATATATAATTGCCATTTCTCAATAAATTGTTGTTTAACACTTGATGGTACCTTTCCAAATATTGAATAAGGTATATAAGTATTAATCAACACATATATACTGTTTGATAAATGGGTTTTTACTTTATCAGATATCAAAACAGTTTTTGTTACCTTTTCTACTGGTCTATTATTGGAATCAACAATTGACATTGAAACCCTATAAAAACCCATTTTCTGATATTCATGTGTAGGGTTCAATTCAGTTGAAGTTTCCCCATCACCAAAGTCCCAGGAGTAGGTATACTCATCTGGGACTTCATATGATAGGTTTGTAAAATTTGATTTTAACCCTACAGTGTTGAATATAAAATCAACTACCATAGTTTATTTTTTTTTAATCTTCTGAAGGTTCTTCATCTTCTTCCATTAAAGCTTCAACAATAGATAGTTTAGTATCTTCATCTGTTACTTCAATATCAAAAGAAGCTGCCATTGTTTTTAGGGTTTCCAAATTGAAAGCTTTGGCAATTTTTTCACTGGTCATACCAGATTCTACCATTTCTTTGAATTTTTCAATAGCTTTCTTATTATCAACCTTTACATCTTTTTTAATCTCTTTTTCAATGTTTTCATTGGTAATTACCAAATGACCACCATTGATAGCAGAACGGATTCTTTTTGAATTGTATTGTTGGGGTGTTAACTCTTTTATTTCACCCTTTTTAATGGTAATACCAGTGGATTGGTCATGGAATATATAAGCTTTTGAACCTACCTTTACTTTTGTACCCATAATTGATTTGATTTAATAAATTAATAATTTGATACCTGGTACCCATGTATATTTATGGAATACCAGGTATCTTTTATAAATGAAAAGAGTTTACTGCTCAATGTTTACAGTGATATAGGGGTCAATATTCATCCATTCAGGGAATCCATTTGTACTAAATTCCTTAGTAGAATCAATCAATATTGAAGCATCTCTGTACATCTTGGAGAAACCAGTGGTAATTGTAGCATATACAGCTTCAGTTTGATTAGATACAATCTTTTCAGATTCAATCATCAATTGACGAGCTGTAAGTTTAATTAATGCAGAACGGGGGTCTACCAACAATACATTGTTTTCAGGTACTCCAGGGTGAATATAGAAATCAGAACTGCTTGGAACGGGAGTTTTCAAATTCATTGTGGATTGAGGTTGACCATACATTCTGATTTTGAATTCAGGAAGGTCAAGAATATCAATTGCTGCTGATTCATCACCAATCAATGTACGGAATACACGACCAAGACGAGAACCACGAACCCAAGTTCTAAGAAGGTCTTTATAGGTAATACCTTCTGCAGTGGTATTTACTCCAATTACTGGGGCAGATTCAGAACCATCAGCTTGATTACCATTAATCAATACATCCATAGCCAAAGTATCAAGGGCATAACCCAATTGAATACCAAAGTCACGAATGAAAATTGCCATTACATCAAGTGATACATAATTCTTAACCTCTTCAGTAATTTTAAAACCTTTACCAATTTTGAAAAGTCTTACTGATTTTTGACCAAAGCTTACATCTCCAAGAGGGATAGTTTCAGCTTCATTAACTCTTGCAGGTGCAGCATCTGAAGGGTTAATCATAGGCATGATTGCTTGAAGCCCATTGATTGCTTGGTCAGAAGAAATAATATTGGGATAGAAAGGAGCTTCCTTAATACCCAAATAAATGGCATCACGGATAATTTCAGGAACAATCCAACGGATATTTTGGTCAGGCATTGTAAAGATATTCTGCATTGTATCTTTTTTGGGATTAATGCCAATCTTATCATAATAATCCTGAATTGACAATCCATAACGGTTTGTTACCAATTCACTAAGTGAAATATCAACAGGTCTTTGATTTTGGTGACCAGCACGGGTAGCATCCAAAAGTTGTACAATTGACCTCAACTCTTTGGTGAAGTCCTGTGCTTTCATTTTAGTTACGTCTTCCATATTACTTTTTAATATTTTTTTATCGAACCATTACTGCAATTAAATCATTGATAGCTGCTGCAGTATTTAAATTAACAAATTTGGGATTAGCTTTTGTTGTTGAAGCTCCTTCATCATCTAACATATATGTTACATATATGCTATCTTCATCAAGTTTATTGGGAAGTACAGCACCACAGGTATTCATTACTTCACCAGCTACTCCATATACAATGGCAAATGCTTCTACCATTACTGTTACTTCAGGAATTTTTTCCCCAACAGGATAAGCAGGATATTGAGTATCAGTAACAGCAATACCCAAATAAATACCAGTACCAAAATAAGCTTGAATAGTACCATCAGTATTCAACTGTACTGGTTGACCTTGAAGTATAACCTCATCTTTTTTTACAGGGAATGCCTGATGTAATTTATGAGATTCACTTTTATAAATTACTGTTTGTTTTGTTTTACTCCCAACAGCAGTCATTGCTTCGGGATTTACATAGGGCATCATAATCTTCTTATATTATTTTAATTTAGAATCAGCTATATTTTTGATAGTAGAATTTAAATCCTCAGAATTTTTAGTTTCTTCTGTAGATTCATCATCTTTTGTTACTGAGGAAGCTCTGCTTACATTTTTAGAACCACATTCTTTACAAACAAGAGGGAATTTTTCTTCTAATTGTAAATCATAGGTTTTGGTAAGTGATATAAGAGTCTCAATACTTGTAGTATTGGATTCCAATAAAGAGATAATATTTTCATCTACTTTATCTTCACCAACAAGCTTTTTATAGGAAGAAATTGCATTATTTCTTACCTCAGTTAAATGGTTAGTACCAATAGTTACCATCAATTTATTTGATTCAATGGTTTCTTTTAAGGTATTTATTTCACCATTTAATTTATTAATATTATCCTCAGCATTTGTTTTAGCTTCAGATAAACTAGAATTCTCAGATACAATTGTTCTAATCTGAGAGAGAACCATTTCTTGACTAATGGTTGCCCCCTCTTGTAGAGTTAACATACCATCACCAAATAATGATTCTAGAAATTTTTCTAATTCATTCATTATAGGTTTATCTTTTGGGTTAATATTATTATTTTCATTAATAAATTTACTGGTATTGTACATTATATCAACTTCATGGGCCCCTTTGAATTCAAAGAAAGAAAGTTTCTTTGGAAGGTCTTCTTTCTTTATGGGAGCTTCCGAAAATGAATAATAAACAGAACCAGCATAAGCTGGATTGTTTATTTTATTATCTTTTATTAATTGAGCAAATGGGTCAGCTCCATGTGATACCAAAGAAGTTTCCTTATAAGATATAATTCTTGTAGCAATTCTACGAACCATAGTACCATCTTCAGCTATGGTACCTAATTTATCATAAAATTCCCATTCTTTTTCAAATCTATGTGATGGTTTCCATTCGAATTGAACAGTTACTGAATTGGAATGTATAGAAGGAGGGTCCATATTTATACCTCTTGCAATTCTTGGGTTTGATTTACCATCTATTTTTAGTACCCCATTTATTCCAGCAGGTATAGTTACTCCATCAACTGTATATGATTCTTGCCATAAAACTGATTTAACAGAACCAATAGCATTGGCTACATCAGTTTCATGGTCACAATTTACTGTTTGACCAACTAAAAGATTCATAGAATCTTTAAGAACATTCTTGGGAAATTCAGTTGGCATATAATTCTTTGAAACTATACAAGCTGAAAGTAACCTGAACATTGGTTCTATAAACTCTTCATCATTGGGATGTAAATCTTCTGGGTCTACATCTTGATAAAAAGTATTATAATTAGCCCCTGAACCAAATAAACCAAATTGGTCTATTGAATCCTTATTAGGTTTAGCTTCACTAAAAAACCTATTAGAAATTTCTTCATGATGGTTAGGTACATGGGACATTAATATACTATGTCCATTTCCAAGTACCATGGTATCAACATAATTTGGCATAATATTTATTATTTATCGTTTTCTTGTATCTTGGTCAGCCCTTTTAGGATTTGGATTATTTTTATCCCTTGTTTTTCTATCCGAGGTATCTTTATCTGCCTCCCTTTTTTGTTTCTTTGCATTATCACCTGGTGATGATACTTGGTTGGATTCTTCTGGTTTAATTCTTGGTTCTTTTTGGTCGGGTTTATCATAGCCCATTTCCCAAGCAAATTTTTCTTGCCCAATTATTCCTTGATTATAAAGAGAGGTTAAATTTCTAATCTTATATTCTAACCCTTGTTGAACTTTTACTTCATCAGATATTGTGGTAGTTCCAAATGTAACTTTAATACCTTTATTTGGAAGACCAGCTAGACGTAATTCTAGAGAATAAATAAATTCTAATACAAAAGAAGTAAGGGTTTGTAAATTTTTTAACTGGGAGATAATCTTTGATAATAAAATACCAGCACCACCCTCAGTAGTATTTGAAGTAACTCCGATTAAATTACCACTAACCCCTAAACCATTTGCAACAGATTGTTGATTCATGGTCCAAGGTTTATCTAGATTTTGTAAGTTTTGGGTAGTTGAATTTAATTTAAATTCATGGTCTTCAATGAACCCAGTTACTATACCATCTTTCATACCATTCATTAGGTTCACTTTTAGTTGTTTTAATAAACCAATTAACCTATCCTGATATTTTTCTATACTTTCTGATGGTAATCTTTGAGGTTTTTGCATTTTAGCTTCCAAGAAACCAACCATACCCATTACTTCCATTATATTCTTAAAATTGACTCTCATTTCATGTTGACCTTTTAATGAATCTAATGCAGCCATAAAAGGTGGTACCCCATAAGGTTCATCAGTATCATTATACATACCAACATATAAATAAGTTTCAGTATTAAGTTTTATATAATCTGGTTTTTGATTTTGTGGGGAATATGGATTTTTTTGATATGGGTGATATACCCCATTACCCATTCTCCTGAATATAATTGATTCTGGGTTTACAAATACTATGGTTGATATCCCATTTAGTTTATTATCTGGTACTGCTTCAATGGATATTGCACCACCTATTAAACATTGTACCATAAATTTATTTACTAAACCATCAATACCAGCAGTATAATTAGTCCACCTCTTACTTGCTTGTTTTAAATGTGAACTCATTTTTTCTGCTTCTTCTGGGGTATTATTTGGGAATGATATAGTATGACCAGTATTAGATAACTTAAACATATCTTGTAAAGCTATACTAACATCTGGATTAACTTTATATAAATCTCTTATAAGTGGAATTATTTCAGTTCTGAAACTTGGTAATACCAAATCTTTAACTCCCATTACACTTATTAGATTATTAAATGATGGTTCATTAGGAACTGATACTCTACCAGGGGGTATTGATGAATCATCTTTTCTATCTTGGTTTACCAATTGTTGTGGTACTGGTTTTTTTCTAAACCATGCAAATAAATTCATAGATTTTTATTATTGGGGTAATACATATCCATTGTATTGATTTGACTTCCTTATATGATTGGTTATAGCTTTACCAAATATATCATCATCTGAATAAGTTTGGTCATCCATATCTATATCAGAAGCTGAACTAGATGAGGTTCTATGTTTACCTCTTGCAACTGGTCTTCCTGTTGCATCATATATAAAGGTATAGGCTTCTTGTATAAAGAATGGGTCCTTTATGATTATATTTTCTTTTCTAATATCCTCTTCCAGACCCTCTATTATAACTGTTCTATTTTTAGTGGTTGTTAACCAACCAGGAATTTTTTCTTCTTCTGGTCTACTTTTACCCTTCTTTTTAAGAATTTTAGTATAGTAATAAAGATTTGGATAACCTTCAGCTTGAAGCATTGCAGTAACAGCTGCCCCTATATCATTTGTTTCTGGTGCTAGAAGTGCATTATTAAATTTCATTCCAGTATCACCAAGTAACTTTGCATATCTATCTAGAGGTAACCTTCCTTTGTATATAACTTGTTCTTCACCAAATTTATCCATACATGTGAAAGAAGAGTAGTCAGTTGCTCTACCAGTTGAACAGTCTGCACCAATGAAATATTCCTTATCTGAGTCTACTTCATTGAATTCTCTATATTGACCACCCATTTTTGTTAATATTGGAGGATATTCAGATAACATTTCTTCAATACCTTTGATATCAGACATATCAAATACTGTATTACCTGAGGATAAAAAGTCACCGTCTATTTCTTGGGCAGTTCTTCTTGGTCCAAGTGCAGATGCCATTTCTTGGTACCATTTATCATCTCTATCTGGGTGCATTTGCCAATATAATCTGATTGGATTCATTGGATTACCACCAGATATAGCATCTACCCAACTTGAATGATAAAATCCACCAACTCCTAATGGAGTAGAATTAATGATTGCTGAACCACCAGTTGATAGAGTAGGGAAAGCTGCTGCCCAAATTTGGTTAGCCCATCTTACTGCAGCAGCTTCATCTATAACAAGTAAAGATAGAGATTCTGAACGACCAGCTTGTTCAGAAGTAGGGATTGATTCTATAATTGAACCATTTGAGAATTCCATGGTAGTTGTACTACCAAATTCTCCTACCCTACCATTTATGATTGGTGTTTGAAGGTACCAAGGTAAATTCTTATACATGAACTTAATTTTCTTGAGTACCTTCTTTGCTATAGTATCCTTGATTGATATGATGTTTATTTTTTTGTTTGGGTGATACATAGCTAACCATAAACAGTACATAGCAATCAATTCTGTAATTCCAGCTTGTCTGAATTTTAGGATTATATTGAACCTATGTTTTAGGAATTGATAAAGAACTGATTTTTGGTATGGGTATAAATTAAATTTTACCATACCCAGTACTGGGTTAACTACCCAAACAAAGGTAGAAAATAAAAATACATCTTTTGATACTCTAGATAAAATTCTTAGCTGTTCCTGGTTTAAGCTTTTATCTTCTTTTAATATCCTTGCCATAGTTAGAATTGATAACTTAATTTGAAGTATAAATCTGTTCCAGGATTTGTTTTAATCCTTGGGTAATAAAATAAGTTCAACCCAAGTTCATAATTAAATTTACTGGTATTGTATTTTAAACCTAAATTCAAATCCCATAAATTGTTGAATGGTCTCCATTGAAGTTCAGTTAATGGTGAAAATCTTTTTATGAGGGATTTTCTTTTTTGAGTCATATTATCCTCAAAGTAATTGTATGAATATTTATCAGTATCAATTGAATAAACCTTTTCGAAGAGCTTTCCATCTGTGTTTAATAATCCAAGTTTTAAATCAGTATCAGTTAGAAGAAATTGGATTAGCTTACTTGAATTTGGGAATTGAGAAAGAAACTGAGGTGATACTAAAATAAAACTTGAATCAGGATATAATAGTTTTATTGTATCATTATGGTAAATGATATTTAAAATTTCTATCGTATCCAAAGTATGAACATAAATAACTTCTGGTTCTTTTGGTTCATCAAATGGTTCCTCTGGAACAAAAGGCTTATCAATATAAACTGTATCTGGTTTTTGATTGTTGGGTTTTGAATCAGATTTATGTTTCAATGAACCAAGGTAATAACCAACCAAAAAACATAAAACAATTGGGATTAGGATTTTCAAAATTGACCATAGGATTTTCATAACATAAAATTTTTGGGATTTATAACCAATAGTTCCCCCTTATTCTTTTTGATTTATTCCCTCCTCTAAAAAGAGTAAAATATATTTATTTACCCTTTTAGAGGGTATAAATATATTACGTACACGTGTACACGTAACCTTATAATAGCGCATATGCGTAATATATAGATAGATATTATATATCTATCTATATATTTATTTAATTAATAATAAGCGCATACGTACGCGTTAGGGGGTTTCCATATTCCTGAATTGTTTTTTCAGGCATTTTTTAAACCATACCCCAACTTCATAAACTGAGCCTTTTGTTAATGTATTTCTTCCTTTATTGAGCCAATAATTTAAATTTTCAGTATCCATATATACCTTGAACCTTTTTGGGAATCCCATAATAATCCTATATTCTTCTAGGCCCATGATACCCCCATCAGGATTAAATTGCCTATTTGATGGTCTTACAGTTAATGGATAACTGTTTTTTCTATTTCTATACACTCCTGGAAGAGTTTTCATTTTGGTATTTTTCATTGGCCATTTATATTCTTTTTTAAATTCACCCAACCAAAGATTTTTTACTTCCTTTACTGTTAGGGTTTTCTTTGATTTATCAGAATAATGGTACATGGCTAATTTTTTATCATCATTTTCTTTGAAATTAATATCCTTTCTTATCAGTTTTTCAATTTCTGATACTAACATTGGAGTTGATACTGGAAAAATATTTTCAAAGTTTGATATTTTTATATTGGAATCCTTTCTAATACCAATTAGGATTAATCTTTTTCGTGATTTTTGTGAATTACCAAAATCAAATACTGAATGGCAATGAACAATTAGGTGATAATTTTGCAATTTTGCTTCCCATTCCCCTCTTGGAATTAAATCAAAAAGTTTTGGGAGGTTTTCCATTAGGAATATTTTTGGTTTAAACATGCTCAAAGAGGTTAAAAATAGATTCAAAGTTTTATCTTCTTTTGGTTTACCAAGGGTTTTCTTCCTTGAATAACTAAAAACACTAGAATGACCACAAGAAGGGGAACCAATTATAATATCTATTGGGCCTTTAAATGATTCAAGGTCTCTTTTGAAAGGTATTTCACCAAAATTTAATTTCCATTGTTCTTCATTTTTTGTATGAAATACTGCTCTTGGTTCAATATTACCAATTAAATACTTTTTAAAAGGGAATAATAAAGCTCCTTGAGCTCCACATACTCCAAGTACTCTTAATTTACCCATGATTTTTATAAGTTTTAGAGATTATATATTATACAACAAAGGTATTGCGAAATACTACTTCTTATTGAATTTAATTATATAATGCAAAAAATATGAAACTTAAAGAAAAAGATGCTTTATTGGTAACTGGACCAGCACATTATGAAAAAGCTTTGGTAGATTCAGTATTAAAGGGTAATAAATACAAACTTAATAATGGAATGACCATAGATAATAACCTAAATATTATCAGTATTGTTACTTCTAAATTTAAGGTTGAACTTTTTGATGAGGATAAATATAATTATTTGTTGTCAATGGAAAGAATACCAAGAATTTTGGGTAAAATTAATGAAAAATTAGAAAAATTACCTAATGAATCAGTGGTTAAATTATACAATAAACTTAGAAAAATGGAGGAAAAATACTTATGATTAGAAGGATGTTGGATTTTTTAATCCTAAGGAAATTTGACAAAGTAACAACAGATAGCTTTTTTAGTATTTGGGCTATATTTAAAGGTTTAGATGAAGAATGTTCTAATTTTAGAACCTTTTTTGTACCATTGGTAATCATTGCTTTAATTATTGGTGGATTATTCCTTTCATTTCTAGCAACAGTATAGGGTTATGGCAATGAAAATTTTAATTATTATATATTTTATTGGGTTAATATTAACCATAGCAATAGATTATACTGTTAGGAAATCAGGTGTAAAAGGTACAAAGAATAATATAAGGCATTTTTTTATAATGGTAATTACTTTTATGATATCCCCAGTATTAATTCTTAGTTTACTATTATATACAGTAATAACACTTTTTAAAAACCATAGTAAAGAAACTCATCTATGAGTTTATGTTTAACTCGTTCCTGAATTTATGTTTCACTGTTTGCCACCAAGGTTTGAGAAAATATTGGTGGTTTTTTTGTATATACTATTTTGATATGAAGAACCAAAAAATAACCTAAAAAAAATAGAACAGTATGATAATAATCCCAATTATGCCCAAAGATGAATTAGATGGGTTTGAAGTAAAATTTTCTGCTATTACTAAAGAAATGGCATTTTATTTGGTCAATGTATTCAATAGTATGTCAGCTAAATCATTAACTCCCAGTGATATTGCATTTGATATATATGTTACTAGAAGTGATAATACACCATTGATACGTCTATTTGCATGTTCTGTTATCCAGAATATTGTTACTTCAGAAAGATATTGTAATATTATGGTAAGTAACAATAAATATGTTGATTTACACGGTATTGATTTTGACCCCAGTAATGCTAATGATTTACAAAGGAATTTTACTACTGTATATCTTACTTCTACTTCCCCAAGTTCTACTGGTAAAAAATTTATGTTTGGTGGTTTACAAATCTCTACAACTGGTAATTTTGACCCAAGTATGGAAGAATCTTGGGGATTAGAATGTATTAATATTGAAATTTTAGATATTGAAATTTTAGGATAAAAGAAGTATTTGGTTCTTCCTTCTTTTACTATTCAATTCCTCTATTCCAAGTAGAGGAATTTTTTTATGACCAAATTGAGATATAGTAGACATATTCAATATAAAACAATTAATATTATGAGTAAATTTGATATCCTTAGGAAAAGATTTAATCAAATACCAGTAGGTGAAAAATTTGATTTTATGGATTTAATAAATGACCTTGGTTATTCACATACAACAGTTTTGGGATATAGAAGTAATTTTGAAACTAGAGGTTATATGGAAAGGGTAAGTGTAAAACTAGAAGGTTCTAGAAAAATTAAAATTACCTTTAAGAAGATTAGGGATTTATATGAAAATGTATATGAATTACAGGAAAAAAGGGGAAGGAAACAATTGGAATTATGGAACGAAAAATAGGTGAAATATTTAATTATCAAGATAATTGGTACCAATGTATTGAGAATACTGGGTATGGGTGTATTATATGCCATTTCAATACTCATAATAATATTTGTTGTAATAATGTACTTAATATAATAGGAAATTGTTTACCACCTTATAGGAAAGATTATAAATCTGTAGTTTTTAGGAAACTTGAAAAGGTTGGGAATCCAATTATGGTAGAGAATAAATCATATCAGAAAATAAAGGTACCTGATTCTCTTTGTAATAATTGTGCTTTTTATGATAATTTTTCAAGAAACTGCAAATTGAGTTACTATATAAATCATTATCCTGCATATTCATGCCTAAAAGATGAGATATTTGTAGAAATTAAACAAAACAAAGAAGATATGAAAGAAAAGAAATTGAATTTAAGACCATTTGACCTTGAAGCAGCCAAAGCTGGTAAGCCAGTATATACAAGAGACGGAAGAAAGGTAAGGATTATTTGCTTCGACGCAAAATGTATTAAACCAATTGTTGCTTTAATACAAGGTTCTGATAATTCAGAACAAATTGAATACTATACAGAAAATGGAGTATTCTCTAATGGTGGTACTGGAAAAAATAGAGACCTCATGATACTCTTAGAAAAGAAAGAGGGGTGGGTGAATATCTATGGGGAAGAAAAAGGAAGGTATTGTAGTAATGTTATTTATTCCTCAAAAGAGGAAGCATTAAACATTTCTAAACAATCATTAAACATTTCTAAACAATCGGAAGAACATATTACAACAATCAAAATTGAATGGGAGGAATAAGCAATGACCTGGGTTATAATATACTGCGTACTTAGTGTAATAATAGTTTCAGCTATTCTAATCAAATTAAAATGGAATGATAAATGTACTATTGGAGATTTATTATGGGGTTTATTCCTTGTAGTCCTTAATCCAGCATCCTTGATAGTAATTATTATAGTTGAATTAGTTGAGAGTGGATTTTTTAAAAAAGTTTATAAATTATGGAATTAGAAAAAGGAACCTTAGTTACCATCAAAGGTACAGCTAAATTTAGTAAATTTATTGGAATTATAAATTCTATATCATCTGATATGGCAATTAATTTCAAGGTCCTATTAAGTGTAGATAATAATAGGAATATTCTATCCTTTAATAATTATATTACATTCAGGCATTTATCGGAAACCAGTATATCTGAAACTACAGATGAGGAATTTGATATCCTTAGATTGGAATTGGAATACCTTGGAATTACCATAGAGGAAATAGAAGGTTTATTTGATATAAAAGTAACAGGATGACAAGGGATATTATAAATCTACTCTTTGGATTTTCTTTTGGGTTTTTCCTAATGCAATATTTTGCTGGTGATGAGAAATCCATTATATTGGTAGTAATCCTTTCCCTGGTTTTAATATTAAACCTAATCTCAATTGTATTTGACCATTTGAATAAAGTATTCCATAAGGATTTATGGAATTCAGTTATGGTTATTTTATATGGTATAGGATTTATTCTTTATATTCTTTTCTAGAGTTTTAGTTTTTATTTTAGGGTTATCTCTTTGAAGATATATTTATATTTTCTTGGGGGTAGCCCTTTTTAATTGAAATAGAGATTGGGTTCCCATTACTATTAGGGGATTGGGATTTTTTTTGAAATTGGGTTTGAAGGATAATTTGGGATTTGTTGGATTGATTGGAGAGGGGGGTTGTTATTGGTTATGGATTATTATGGATTGGTTGTTTTTTGGCTTTCAGGGGTTTCTACGGGGTTATTTGTTGTTGTGTTGGGTTCTCTTCTCTCTCTGGTTCCCTTGGGTTCCCATTACTATGGGCTCTAAAAGTTGTGGCTTTGGGAAGGGGGTAGGGTAGGTTTATTTTAACTAAATTATGTAAAAAAATAGGGGACAAATTTTGTCCCCTTTTATTAACTTAATTAACTAAAAATTTATTCCATTTCGATAAATAAATTTTGTCTATCGTTTATGTTCATAATTGTAAATATTAAAGAATTTCATAAATGATTGCAGTTAGATTTTGTTTTTCAAAATTAACCAATCGTTTTAACTTAAATTTTTTATCACGAATTAGTTTAGAACGAATTGAAATAAGAATTTTTCTTTTTAAGTCTTTGTAAAAATTTTGATTAAATTTTTCTAAAAATTTTTCATTATCACGAAAGCAAATATAAATTTTATCCCCGTCTTTATACACAACTTTTTTTTCAAAAATTGGAGTTGAAAAAAAACTTTGAAAAATATCTAACTCGTTTTGTATTTCTTTTCTAACAAAGTTAATATAACGTTTATTTTCCTTTTTCATAATTTTTGATTTTTGGAGTAGGGGAGTTTATCCCCCTACTCAATTAGAAATTTATTTTGTTTTTGCAGCGCAATTTTTCATTGATTCCAAAAATTGATTAATCAATTTTTGCGTTTCTAAATCTGTATTTGATTCACAAACAATATCTATATTATTATACACTTTGTTTGCATATTCAACCCAAATTTTTGACAATTTTTTTAATTCAGTTTCATTTTTACGAATTGTTAAAAATGTAGCTAAAAATTTGTTTTGTAAAGTTTTACGCAATTTTCGACGTAATTTTTTTTTGTCGTCGTCTAACAATCCCGCAAATAATTCCCTCTTATAAATTGAGGATTTTTTTCCATTTGAATTTTTAACAAATACGTCATTAGTTAACAATTCATCTAAAAAATTTTTTGTTTCCATAAAATAAAAAAATTAGAAAGTTAAACAATAATATAATAATGTGTAATGAATTGGGAAATATCTTCCTTTCGATTACATTACAAATATAAGGCTTTTATTTTTATTGTGCAAGTTAAAAAATAAAAATTATTATTTAGAAAAAAATTATTTAGAAAAATTCTAAATAAGAAATTATTTAGAATGAAAATAAATAATTTTTATTTTTATTTCTTTTTACAATTTTTTACAAATTTGCCACGGGGGTCTGTAGGCGTTAGTAAGATTAGGCCCTTGTTGATGGGAACCATTGTTGGTATGCCTGAAAGGTGCACATGCGTTGTTAGCAATATATTAATTATCTGATTAGGTATGTATAGTTTTAGGAATCGATTTGTTGGTATTCATATTGGGTTATATATTTAGGATTGGGTATGTAGTAAATCAGGTAGGAAGTAATATTTCTTAGAAATAATAGAATTATGGCCATTAGAGTAAATATGTTTAAATTCTTTGAGGCTCTAGAATGATATTTATATATTACCTTGTTTCTTTGATAGTAAAAGAATAATCAAAGGTAAGTAGTTTCAAGCGTATGTGGTTATTTTCAAGCGATATAAGGATTCAAGCGATTGATAAAATTTTCCAATTTTGCTTAAAGGGCGTAGGTGGTCCCTTTAAGGCGAAAATAAAAGGAGCCCATTGTTGAGGGCTCCTAATTGGGTTTAGGTTTTTTATAGGTGCATATGTATCATGTAACCTTCGGTTAAGGTGAAGGTATTTAGGTTAATGTGGTTAATACCGTTTTCGGGGTCCATATCGTTATATTTATTAATTTGTGTTTGGAGTTTTTCGTAAATGTAGTCGTATTCGTTTTTAAAGTTGTCCAAGGTTTTGAAGCCTAAGTTTATTAATTGGAGCATTTGGTCGATTAAGCTTGGTATATAGTCGAAATAGTCCCCATCGTCAGGATTGGAGTTTAACCAGTTATTTAGGTAACTTAGGTTATGGGTTATTATGTTAGCGATTTGGTGTTTTAGGTTTACCTGGTCTTCGAAGGGTAAAGAGGTTATTTGAGCAAAGTAACCTTCGTTATCGGGGTCTCCCGTTATTTCGAAGTATTCGTTATTAATAATGTTTAGGTTACCAGGTAATGAGAGCCCATAAGCTCCCGCATAGTCAATGGTTAAAATTATGGCAAGTCGGTATTGGGGTCTGTTGGGTCCCATAAATAAATTTGTTGCGATTGCATTTAATTCTTGCATTCTCTCTAAATAATTTTTTGTTTCCATAAAAATAAATTTTAGTTGTTAATAATACAATGCAAATATAATAATTTTATTTTTATTCCAATCATATATTATATAATAATTTTGCTCCCAGTGAGTAAGTGTAGGATTGAGTTCCTGAATATTGGGTCAGGATGTGTTATAGGGCGTAGGAAGTAATTTATTGGGTGATTCTTAAAATCAGGATTACAATAATTGTCATAAGGTAAAGGCCTTTTTCGGTTTAGGCCTTTGTTGGTAGGAATTTTCTGATTCACAAAAAGAAAGGGAGACTTTTTAGGTCTCCCAGTCATTCAGGATTATGTTATTATTATGGAAACTTAGTCTAAATATTGTGAATAAGTTATATAATAATTGAAGTCCGATTCATGATAGGTTAGGGTATCTCCCATTACCAAGTGTTGATATATTTTTAATTGAGTGCTGTTAACTGGGATTGAATGTAGTCCAGTTAATTCTGTTAGGTTATTAATAAAGTTCTGAACATATTGAGTGATTTTATTTTGTAGGGGTTCATTGAATTCCTCTTCCTGAGAATCTAGGGTGTTTCTAAGCGTAATATTTAATTGTGAAGAGTGATCATTTGGGTTTAACTGGTAATTTAGGTTTACCAGTTCTATGATTGGAATGAAATCCTTGTTGGGCCTTTCGTTCTTTGGGTCGAATTGACCTATTGTTGGAATATTAGCAATGAATCCTGTGATTAAGTTTGCAATTTTGTTGTTAAATTCTAGAGCGTTCATAATGTTAAGTTTTTAAAGTGATTATTTTAAGTTATAAGAATCTAGGTCGAATATTTGGTTATTGGGCAATAAATGTTTATTTAATTGTTTTATTGCATGATATAGTTCTATTGTTTCTGATGCAAGTTCTGAGTCATTTGGGTATTTTTGTAATAGTGTTAGGTTGTTATCTAGTGTTTTTAGATTGTTATTAATTATTGTTTTAATGTAGTTTTGTCCCCTGAATTCTACGATTGAGGTATTTGGGAAATCGATTTGTTGAATGAATTGGTCTTCTTTGAAATAAGAGTTGATTGAACAATTGATTGTACTAGGAATATTGATTCCTGAGAATGCAAAATGACTTTTGATTGTAATCATGTTGTTAATGTTTTAGTGTTGTTAATAATATATTTATTGCATTTAATTGCAATGCAAATATAATATATAATAATATAATATGCAAATAAAAATTCGGGGCCTTAAATTTAAGCCTTAATTGATGTCATCTCAATAACATATCAATATCTATCTTCTTTCTATATAGTCTACATGCTTTTAATTTTAATATACCTTCTAGAGTTTATTTTTTACTTTTAATATTAACTCTTAGCTCTATACTTGTAAATTACTAAGATATTTTAGGAAAAATAACCCAAAGAGCCTTAAATCCTTTACACATTGTTGATGGGAATTTTAAATCCTAAGTACTTTTGGGCCCTATTTTTATTAAAATTTTGCCTAAAATAGGTACCTGAATACCCAATTTTTATAAATTTAGGCCCTAAAATTACCCAAAATTTTACCTTTTTGGGTACCTAGAAGGGCCTTTTTTATTAAATCCGAGCCTAAAAATTGCCTAAAATCCTTAAAATTTTACCTAAAAATTGCCTCTGGGATTGCCTTTTAGGTACCTAAAAATTGCCTTTTGGGCCCCAATTTTGGGTCTAGGATTGCCTTTTTGGGCAATTTTTCGGATTTGTGAGTGAGCCAAAACGCTGTGTTTTTGAGACTTTTTTTTTAAAGGGTAGGGGGGCCCTAAAAGTCAAAAGCTTCAAAAACATGGGGTAAACAGTACCTTCTCAAATTGCCTAGAAACACCCAAAAAGGGCCCGGCGTGGGCTGATAAACTATATGTTTTGATATAGTTTTTATGCTTTTTTGTTCAGTTTATTAAAAATCCTGAATAGAGAAAAGGGAATAAAAAAGAGGGAGGGGGTGTAAATAAAAGGGAATGGGATTTAAGGTAATTTGGTTTTATATTATTATATTGTTATTTATATATTACCCTTTTATTTATATGGGTTGGTTCTTTATATTATTATTTGGTTTTTTATGTTTGGGGTTGGGTGTATTTTGTAATCCTTTTGTACGTAGGTTATTAGGATTTAGTATTATAATAGGGAACTTCCTTCTTTGTTTTGGGAGTTCCCTATATTATTTAGAATTGGATTTTGATTTGGGTTGGGGTTATTTGGTTTATTTGGTTGGATAGGATTAGGTTCTTGATTAGTTGTTGGGATTCTTGTTCTATTTGATTCTGTATTTTTAGTCTCTGAGTTCTGTACCTTATATGGTAATTATAATTGTATTCTAGTTCTTGGTAGGTGGTTGAGTATCCTTGGAATGGGAATAGTTCTATTTGTTCTAGGTAGTCGTATAATTGATTTGGTATATCTTGTAGAAGAATATACTTAGGTGATTCATATATTACTAGGTATTTGTAGTCATCTAGATATGTATTTATATATGGGAAGTTGGGTAATAGGATTAGATTGTCTTTTAGTTCTAGTTCTTTCTCTATTTCCCATATTTGGTCTAAGATTTCATCTATTTGGTCTTCTTCCCAGTTTATATCAATTAGATAGACAAAGATTTGTTCTAATAGTTCTTCTGATAATAAGTTTAAATCTTCCATTGTAGATAGTTTTTGATGGTTAGTTCATATTGTTTTTTGGGTTCATTGAAGAATCTTATATATTCCTTTGTAAGTGGTTTTCCAGTGATTGTTTCATGTCTGACTATATCCTCATTTAATTTAGATAACTTTTGCTGTATGAACATCCCTGTGAAATACCATTTTAGGTTTAGTGATATCTTTATCCATTGTACCTGAATTAATAGGTCTAAATATGGTATTTGGTTTTGGTATACTGCTATTATTTGATATTGTTCATACATATTTATTGATTGTATACCTATTTTTTCTATGGTATCAATTAGGTAAGGCTGTATTATGAATATGCTATTGTTGGTGCCTGGAATTGGGTGTTTTTTACAGGTTAAGGAGATTGAATTATCCAATATGATTATTATGTTATTTTGGTCAAAACCCCCTTTTATTTGTTTTCTTAGAGTTTCAAATATTTCTTCCATAGTTTTTTATTAGTAATTGAATTAATTCTTCTTGTTCCCCTTTATTTAAATCTTGTAACCATGGTTGAAGTATGATATAAGTTTTTTGCACATTATCCATACTGGTTATTTGATTTATTAATAAGTCCAGTTCTTGTTTATTAAGGGTGAAATTTAGTTCTACCTTACCAGGACAATATTTAACATTATCTCTATAGTGGTATAGGCTTTTTAGGTTCAGTTTATTTAGTAATTCATGGAATACTAAACGTTTGAATAACTCATTTATATAATGAGTTTCAGTATCAGTTCCATTGATTTGTAATGGTTTTTCCAATACCCTGGATAAGGTGATTTTTAAGTCTGAGTTCATAATTATTTATTATTTTATAATGCAAATATAATAATAAATTTATTATATATAACCCTTTATATACCAATATTTTAATGGTTATTTCCAGGTCCTTAAAATTGTAGTAGTTAAATCTGTTGGGATTGGTTTTAATAAAACATAATGTCCTGGTTCTTTTTTAAGGTAACCATTATTTGTAAACTTCCTTATGTATACCTTCATTGTTGATAACTTAGCTTTTCTTTCCTGTTCATAGTGATTATCCAGGATTTTTTTAATGATAGGAGATAGGTAAAATGTATTACCTACCCCCTGTTCATTTAATAGATATATGAGATGAGCTAACAGTTTCATATTTCTAATATGTTTATTTGCATAATTCCAGAATCTTTGAACAAGGTTATATTCATTTGATACTTATCATCTTGATAAGACCTTATTATTAAGAACCCATTCTCTGATTCTTCAAAATGTCTAATAGCTATATCTTTATATTTAAATATAGATGACAATATAAGAAAAGATAGTAACCTTACTTTCTGTATTAGTTCAGTTAAGGATATCATATCCATTCTTATTATTATGGTATGATACCTATTATCAAAAGTAGATAATGATTCTAGAAAAGTGTAATAATCCTTTTCTTTGAAAGTATCATTAAAGAGTTTTTGTATTTTCTTGGATAGTTTCATGATATTTAGTTTTGTCCAGTTTCATATAATGGATTATTTGCTAATAATATTATTTGGTCTTCTGCACCAATTAGAAACCAATCATGTATTGGGTCTTCTATTAATTTGAATTTTATAGATGGTAATAGTTCTCCATTTATCTTAAAAGCACCAAATTCTGAATCATGTATTTGGTTTTCTAAATGAACCTGTTTGAACATATTGTGTATTTGGGAAGCTATAGCTTCCTTTCTAAAATTATGTTCTTGGATATTGTATAAACAATTAGCAAATTCTTTTCCAGAATCACATAGGTAAATAAGTGCATTATATGTATATTCTGATAATAATTCACTTGGATCTAGTTTGTTAACTAATCTCTTTATCATATTAGTGTTATTTAATTATTATATAAAAGGTTACATCATCTACCCTAAAAGTATGACAAGGATTTTCTGTTCCATGTTCAATGAAATATATTTGTTCATCATTACGATAGAATATAATATCTATATGGTTTTCATATGAGTTTAACAGATTTTGTAAATCATTGAAAAAGTTAAAGTTAGAATTATGTAATATATCTACCCACCATAATTCTGGGTCCCATTCAATAAGTTTTTTAATGATTTTATTGGTTATAAAGCTACTGAATTGCATATTGGTTAGAATTTATTGGTTAGAATTTTGACCTGACAATATCTATTACTTTGTTTATATCCTGGATATTTAGAGATGATTCATTTAGCATATCATATATGTCTTTTACCAAAGAATTTCTATCATAGGTAAATCGTATATCAGATATGATACTATTAGCTTCTTTTTCTGGAATATCAATTAATATTGATATTTGTAATTTTGGTTTTTTGTGTGGAATAACCTTACCATAAAGTTCTTCATCTACTGGTTCATCTTCTGAATCCTTCATGTTTTCCAATTTATAATCAAGGTCATCCATAAACCCCTGTATCAAATTTGAATAGGTTTGGTCATCATCAAATGATTGAGTGGTTTCAAAGAATTTGTAACCATCAATGTTTAGTTGCAAGTTAATTTTTTGTTCTGTTGTTTCCATATCCTTTTTATTTTAATTATTATTTAATGCAAATATATAATGCAATATTTAATTATGCAAATATTTAATATAATATATTGGGGGTTTACCTTGGGTTCCAGAATTTAGGTTTTTATTTACTAGTTGTTTTAAAGGTTTAATAAATAACTTTCTAGATTGAAAAACATAAAAAATGGTAGGGGGATTTCCCCTACCTAAAATTAACATTATGAATCCAGAGTAAAATTTCTAAATATATTAAACCTTATAAGAACTAAATCCATGTCATCTAATTGGTATTTATCTTTAATTTCTCTCTCTTTTGTTCTTAAATATGTGGATATTTGACTAAGTGGAATATTATCTTCACGCATTGTTGATAGGTCATGATTTAATTCCAATATATGTTTTATTACATCTAATGGTATTACTTTTGATTGCATTCTTCTTTTTCCTTGAATTCCTTTAAGTCCCTAACTATAGTATTTTTAACCATATTAAATGATTGTTCATCTTTTGAGAAGATATATAGACAATCATATATTAAATTTGACCAATTTTGTATTAAATCACTTCTTGATACATTTTGTGAATATACCATTGTATATGTCTTTTTTAGAAATGTATCAACATTCATTAAAGATATTGAATTAATATGAAAATAACCAAATGATTCACATTTCATTATTGATTTTTCTAATGGTTCTATCAATTCTGGGTAATCTATAAACCCATTTTTAGATATGAAATATAGTTCTATATTGATTAAATTACATAATTTTATTGGGTTTATGTACTTATTATTACATATATAAAGAGCTAATAATAAGGTTTTATTATATAATAATTCAGGCATTATATCATATAATGAACTATTATGTTTGTAAGTTTCGTACACTTTTTTATGGAGTTTATAGTCATCTATATGAAATTCCTTGGATAAGTTATTTATCCATATAGATAAATCATTATCTATAAGATATCTACCTCTTTTTCTACTAATCAGTTTTTTAGTTTCGTACATATTATTTGATTTTTAATGGTGATATGAATGTTAATCTTCTTAGGTCTTCTGGTTTATATTTATTACTATAATGTAAATTAAAGTTGTGGTCTATATATTTAACAATATAATACTTTCTATACTCTTTCTTTCCAATATTCTCTTCTATTACATCTACCATTAGAGTATATTTAAGATATTGTTCTTCTACTATACCCTCTTCTATAAATATTGTTTCTGGTAATTTTTTTATATCAGAACTTATATCTATGGGTTCACTAAGTTTTATGATACCAAAATATTTATATTTTGTAATATCACTAACATCTATGGTAACTATATTAAAATCAAGTGATTTAGATGATACATTACTGAAAAGTCTTAATGGTATATCCTTGGTATTTAATATATATACCCTATTTCCTGGATATACTATAAGTTTTGATTTAGTTGTAAAGCTAAGATTGTTATTTTTAAGATGAACATTAGTTATTAACTCTAACCCACCTGGGCAATCATATATTACCCAGTGTTCTTTAATTAGAGTTTTGAGTAAATTATATGATTCTTTTAGGTTTAGTTCCATATCCTTTTTATTTTAATTATTATTTAATGCAAATATATAATGCAATATTTAATTATGCAAATATTTAATATAATATATTGGGGGTTAATTATCTGGATATATATCTATTTCTGGGTCTATAGCTTCTTTGTCTATTTGCAATTCTATTTCTCTCCTAACATCATGTGGGGTTTCACCATTATCTAGTTCTTTATAGTAAGTGTCTATGGTTTGACTAATTTCTGAATTGCTTAAAGTAAGACCCTCCTTTGAAGTATCAACCCCAAGTTGTTTAGTTGCAACTACTTCTGGTAAGTCATCAATATCATAATTAGCTTCTATATATTTTAACTCTTTGTCACTACCTAAGAATTTAGTACTTTCTTCCTGAACTATTTTAAGAGCATCATCATATGTAATAGTGTTATTTTGAGTTTGATTTACCTGATTATTATTGAATATATTTACATAACTATTCCCACCAGATAAAGCCCTAATGAAAGATTGTAAATTTGTAGAAGTATTCAATTTTAGACCAAGGGTTTTATTCACTTCTGAAGTAACAAAAGGGGTATATCTATCACCCTGGGATTTTTTTAATAAACTTAATTGACCCTCTATTTCCATCCTATCTTCTAGTAACCATACAAGATTTTGTCCTATTAGTGAATCCATTAATTTATCCTGTTTTTCTTTATCCCATAAATTAGTTTCTACTAACATTTCCATCATCCTTCTCCTAATTCTCTCGGGTTCACATAATAAGAATTTACTTAATTCCAATATAGAAAAATTATTCCCACATACCCTACCATTATTTATAATCCATTGTTGTATTATAAAGGTTTGCACCATATCTAATAATTTTTTATCATTAGTTTTATGATACTCATTCATTAACTGGGTTATACCCATTGGTCTAGGTACTCTTTGATGATTTTGATTTAAATCTTTTTTTGCCATAATTATATCGGATTTTTACTCATTATTCAATATGGTTGAAATACACAGAAAAATAGTGGGTAAACCAATTAAGGTACCCACTATTGAAATTCTGATTATTTCCTTTGGTGATTTATTGGGATTTTTTATTGAATAATCCCAGGATTAATAATCCCAATTTTACCTATGATTACACTATAGATAATCCACATTATAGTACATATTAGATTTGTTATTTCTCTAAAATTTTATAACCATGAGTAATAAGCGTAACCAATTGGTTATTAGATAATTGTTTTTATTTACCCTAGAATTATAAAATTCCTAGAACCTAATTACTAGTCTTGTGAGAAAGGGATTTATTATTTTTAGGTTTTTTAATGGTATTTGGTTTTTTGGGTTCTTCTGATTTTTGCATTTCCAATTTTTTCCTTTCCCATTTTAAGGTTAATTCCTGGTCCTCTTTTGGGAAATATTTTTTTCGGATTGGGATTATCCAACCAGCAAAGAAAGAGGAAAATAATTTTTCTGAAAAAGGCAACCCATGTTTTTTATTGGATATGGACCAGAATTTTATTTCTATTTCTTTTACTATTTTATTGAATATAGAAAAAGTAAATTCTAGATTCCTCCTTTGCCTTTCTAATCTAGTATCTTCAACCCTTTGATTAAATTCCCTACCTAATTCATTTAGGAACTTTTCTCTACTAAATTCATAAAATGGTTTATCCAATTTGAATAACCTTACATAATCCTTAGTTTTCATTTTCTTTTGTTTTTATGTTTTAAACGTTGTAGTGCATCTTTCCTGGAATATGCCATTACCTTAATCCCATTTATATTGAATTCCCTTTCTTGCCTCATTGAATCTTTATCCTTAACTGTATAATTGGGATTAAATTTTGGTCCTCTACGTTCATATAAATTATGGGGATATATGCCATTATTATCATTTGCCATTATTTGAGCATACATCAATTTAAGTAAACTCATTTTTTCCATATCTGTGTTATTTGAATTAAATATCCTATTTCTGAATCCTCAAAATAAGTCATATATTGTGCATTTAGTAATTTAAATACATTTAGGGCATTACTATTTTTTGGGGTTCCTTTTGGGACTCCAGTGATATATAAATAATGGGTACCAGTATCATCAATTCTAAATATATCCCTACTATGATGGTCCTCATTATAGTAATACCCCCTTATATAAAAATCTGGATATGTATTATTACCCTTAGTATCCCAGGATTTGAATAAATCCTTTACCATGATTTTCCTAATATCAAGATTATTAGTTGCAAAATTTGGGTATATAATCCTGGTTTTATCCAGAGTAAGAGTTGATACTAAATCAGTGAACATTTTTTTTTGTCTTATATATGTAATTACTTATTTCTTCCAACCTATTTGTTACCAAAGCATATACAAATAACTTTATTGGTCTATAAAAGAACATTCTTATATTCTTATAACTTATATAATGGTCATAAATAATGAATAATTGTCTCCTTCTAGTGATTTTTATTTGCCTTTGGATAAGATAATTAGTTATACATTTTTTATGTATATCTATAAGTTCCTCATTAGATTTTTTAATAACTTTTTCTGGTAGCTTATACATAATCCTGGATTTTTATTAAGGTATATTAATATATAATGAGTGGGTGAATGATAAAAGTGAAAGTCAAAAGTAATAGTTGGTTGTTATCTTTCATTAAACAAATAATAACTAACTAATTCATTCACCCACTCTATTTATTCTATTTATGCAGCTGCACCTTCTTTTAGAACCTCTTTTTTATAGGATTCATATTCCTTGGATTTTCTCTTAAATTCCTTGGATTGCTTATCTTGGATTCTGTACATTTCCAATTCCAATTGATGAAGTTTATTCCTTACTTGTTGTCTAAATTTCTTTCTTGATAAGGTATCAATACAATCTTCTGGGTATTTGTATTTTACTTCCCTTTTAGATATTACTTCCTCTACCAGATTTATTTCATTTTGGGCCTTTACCTCTTTAAGAACTTTTTCATTCTTTTCGTTCTTCTTTTTAGAAGTTTTGTCTTCTTTCTTTTGGGCCTTTACCTCTTTGGATTTTTTCTCTGATTTAGTTTTCTTTACTTCCTGAGGTTTTTCACTGTTTAATACGTTTTGAACTTCATTAATGAATTCAGCAGTTGTTGTGATTTTCTTTTCGTTCTTTTCCATGACTTTAAGTTTTAGTTGTTTATAAATAATAGATAATTAATTTTTACAATACAAATATAATTCAATTTTTTAATATAGAAAAATTTTTTAATCAAAATTCTTGTGGTTTACTTGGGGTTTAATTAATATGTGACTCAAGTTCTTTTTTGAAGTTCTGGATATACCAACATTTGTCATTGCAAACTTCATGATTGGCACCACATTTGATTGTGTAGTTTAACCCATTATCTCCTTGTTTTTGGTAATGGTGATATGGGCAACAATTTCTGTGTGCTTCTAGGATTTCCTCAAATTCATAAGTATAATCCGATAGGTTAATTTTAGGTTTCTTTGCCATAACTCTTTTATTTTTTATTGCAATGCAAATATATAATGCAATATTTAATTATGCAAATATTTAATATATAAAATTCTGGGATTGTGATAATGTTATGATTACCTTAGTTCATCACCATAATAATCTATTAAATCATATATATCAGCATCGTCCATTACTTGCTGTATAATATCATCTTTGGTTAACCCAGTATTTATTTCAACCCCATTATTTGCTTTTATAACAAATCCCTTATTGCTATAATCTGAATTATCATATAATTTGCTTGGGGGTGGGGTTCCATATTCCCTATAAGTTACAGTTCTATTAGTATAATCTCTTGATTTAATTTCACTTGCTGGAATACTTGGATTAACATTAGTAAATGTTATTGGAGTATACTCTTCATTACTTTGACTATCTTGTGATATTTTACCAAATACAATGAATACCCCTAATACTGCAACTATTGTGAATATGAATTTTACTACCTTAAAGGTCATATCCACTAGTAAATCATCATCATTAAAATCTGGATTAAAATCCTTTTTGTTCATAATTTACGATATTTTATTGATTTGTTTCTAACTATAAGATTGTGAAATGCAGAACCAACAGAACCATTAGATTGCTCAACTTCATATAATTGGTCTACTAATGATTTTGGTATACCATAATATTCATATCTTAGACCATTGTAAAAAGAAACTTTTAAGGTTCCCTTTGTTGTGGGTCCAATATCCCTTTTCCAGGATATATGAGTTAAATTGGAACTAGATTTAACATCAAAATCAATTAGGTCAAAACTTGTCAACATAGCTTTTTAAATTTAGTAAGTTAATAAAATTATCTTTTCTATTATAATCAATCTCTAGAAATATATCCCATAGCTTATTTATTGCATATAGAGCAAATGGTTCTTTTTCCAATAATTGAGGTTCCAACATAAATAAAGTGCTTTTTAAAGTATTATACCAGGTACTCTTTAAACTCTTTAATGTAAAAGTTGGGATATCATTACTGGTTATTATATGATTTCTTATGAATTTATAAGTATTTAATATATTTGTAGCTTGTTCTCTAAATATCTCCCCATTTATGTCATAATTATCCCACAAGAGTTTCCATTTTTCTTTTATTTGATTATCAAGTAGAATATTCTCTATTGATTCTATGTTTATATCTAGAACCATGAGTAATATTTTCTCTTGGGTTAAAGCTGAGGTTATTTTTATTTTTGCCATAGTAGTTGTTTCCTTTTTATTTTTATTTCAATGCAAATATAAATTTAATAATTTAATTATGCAAATAAAAATTCTGGGTTAGTCAATGAAAAAAGGTATAGTGAATTGCAGGATTATCCACTATACCTTTTCCTATTTTGGTCCCACAAAATCCTTTATTTAATCCTCTTCCTTTTTTACCTTTTTTTTAGGCTTATCTTTGGATTTTTTGGATTTTGAAGAATCCTTAGGCTGTAAATCTTTTTCCTTAGAAACCTTGTCTTTTTTCTCTGATTTTCCAACCTTGCTTTTTGATTCCTTGTCGGGTTCCTGCTTCTTTATATCTTTGGGTTTTGTACTTTCTTCCTTGATAAAAGCAGTTGCTCTTTTAGTTGCTTCCTCTTTAGTCATTTGGGATTTAATCAAACTTCTGATTTTTGCCCTATATCTCTTTTTCAAATCTGAAGAGAGTTCTTTCCCATCAATGGTGGGATAATCATAAGTTGTAAATACCCGATTTTTAGAAGGTTCAACCTTTACTACTGGTTTTTTAAGTTTTTTGTCACTTTTTTTAACCTTAACTTCATTTGCTAATTTTTCCTTAGCTTTCTTTTCTTTTTTTGTTTTCATAATCTCTTGTTCTAACTCATTTATTTTATTATTACCATATTGTATGATTCTTAAATATTCTTTAATGATAGGACCATGTATTGGGTGATTTAGATTTGCTTTTGCTGATTCTAAATTATTATCCCTTACATATCTAAATAATTTAGTTTGAGCCCTAACAGATTCTAAAACTGCTGTTTTTGGTGATATTTTTAGGGTTTTAAATTCCATAGGATTCGATTCTAAATTTTATATCTTATAGTTTTATTAAACTTTCTTTGGTAAATTCCTCCTTGATTTCTAGGATTTTAATTTTATGATTTGAATTAGTCAATTTTAACAGAAGTATTACATCTCTTTTTGATATATTTACAAATTTTCTTTGAAATACCTGTTCATCTAATGAATACCTAATTGTTATTATATTCCCATTGACAATCCTATCAATGGTACTCATAGTATGTTTTAATTTCTTTAACTTAAATACCTTTGATTTTATCAAAGAATTTCTTTTACCAAGATTATTGGTTTTGGATAACTCCAATTCCAGGGATTTTAATTCCTTAGATTGGTCAATTATACTAAGGATTAAATTCCTTACTGACATTACATACTTTCCTCTGTCCATTTTGGTCTACTTATTGGTTTATCCACATCTAAATCAAATTTGTTTTCCAAATTCTTTTCCATATTATCCCTTATCTCCATTGACCTTGCAATTATATATTCTGAAAATTCAATATCTTCTTTTGAAAGGTTATTTTTATTATCTTCTAGAAAAGAATTATATAATCCTATTTGATTACAGATTGCAAAGTATAAAATTTCTATATCATCTAGTTTATTATCCATAATAACCTTAATAAATAAAAAAACCCTATTTAGGAAAATAAGTTAAACCTAAATAGGGCAAGCTTTACAAAACTAAAACTTAACTATATGAACAAAAAGAGAGGTTTATATGGATTTTTTAATCCTCATCATTTTCTGATTACCCAGCAACATCTTTATCTTTTTTGGTTTTTGCTGTGCAAATAGTTCCATGTCCCTTTTTGGCTTTTACCGTAAATTTACCAGGAACAAATGTTACTGAAGTAGAAACTGCTTGACCATCTTTGGTTTCCAAAACTGATGTTACCAATACTCCCTGGTGTCCATCTTTGTTTTTTAGGGGATATCCATAATTTTTTACTACCCCATTACCGGTTTCAATAACATCAATTTGTTTCCCATTGGGTCTTTGTCCTTCAGGACGATTTTTAATAGCTTCCAAACGAGCTTTCCTTTTTGCTGCCTTTTTTTCTGCTTCAGCAGCATTAACTTCTTTTGTAACTTTTTTCTTAGTTGCCATAATTTTTTTTTGTTTTATTGTTATTTAATAAATGGTCTACTTTTTATATCCAGAGGGGTTAAAACTTGAATTAAATAGGAACGATATGAATTCTACAGGTATCAGTGTTCTTTTATTAACCCCTCTGGATTTTTTATGAATACTAAATTATGAACGATAATTGATAGTCTTATTATTTTTTACCCTTCTTACTTTTGGATTTTTTCTCTTGCTTTTTTGGGAGATTAATACCCAATTCTTTTGCAACTGCTTTTCTCAACTTTTCAACCTCGTCCTCATCATAATCATCAGGGTCAGTATCAAGTGATTTATCTTCGCAAATATCTTCTAATTCCTCAAAATCCATTTCATTGAGTTGTTCACCGGTCAACTCTTCTTCCTCTTCCTCTTCTTCCTCTTCTTCCTCTTCCTCTTCTTCCTCTTCCTCTTCCTCTTCT